CTAGCAGAGGAGAGGTACGTCTACAAGAATCGTAGGGCGGAGATGTATCACATGCTGAGGCTACGACTGCAGGATGGGTTTGCTTTACCCAAAGAGTATGTGGAGCTAAGGAGACAATTAGCTCCAGTACCATTGCTATATGATGGGGAGGGTAGAATATGGCTACCCCCTAAGACTTCCAAGACCGGTGACGAGGATGAGGACACGATGATGAAACGTTTGGGTTGTAGCCCTGATGAGTCTGACTCACTGGTGCTGGCTGTCTATGGGATGTCCGTCAAGACTACACAGTTCAAGGTAAGGGCGTTCGCATGAAAACCAAAGAAGAGGTGGAGGACGCGATCAATAAGTTATGCCCGATGATGGCACAGAGAGGAATATCCATTCACCAATATTCTGTGTTAATCAGTTTGATAAGTGCCTTGTGTTGGGTAGCAGAGCATGAATATGACGACTGTGACAATGTCGTAGACATACTATTAAGAGAAGGTTATGTATTCACTTCGGAGATTAACTGATGACTAGCATTCAAGTTGTACAAGAGGTGCAACGACTGCTTAGATTAGAATGCTACTCACACAAAGAGATTGGCAAGATGCTTGGAATCTCTCGCAACACTGTCGGCTCCGTCGCTCTGGGAAAGCATCGAAATTGCAATGCCGAAGAAGAGGAGAATACCTCTGTTGGTCCGCCGAGAATCTGTCCTATTTGCGGCTGGAACGTGCTGATGCCGTGCGTGGTTTGCAGGACAAGAGAATACATGAGTGATCATCCACTAGTTTTCAAGAAGGAAGTGGACGCAGAATTGTCAGTAGACCTACGCGAAGATCATCGTCGCCGGTATGAGGAGTTGGTCAGCCGTCGGCCTCAAGACGGCTCTTTTGAGGGATATGAGTTGGTGGGAATCTCTGACTCGCAGTACAACTCCCGAGTCGTCCTGGCAGAGCATAAGTTCGTCGAGAAAGGTAGTCTGATGGAGGTGAGTCGTGGATCAATCTGAGTACGACAGACTATACAAGAAGAAGTGCCCTGTCAAGAGCGAGGAGGCGTCGACAGAGGGCGAGGATAGGCCCCCGAGGATAACCGTCATAAACACAACTCCTCAGGATAGGTATAATCAGGAGATGGAATCTTTACAAGAGAAGATCGTCGTGGTCGGCAGGACTGAGGGCGGCGTAGAGTTGATACGCAGAACCGGCGGGGCGGACGTGGCAGGCAACGAGCAGTGGACGAGACTGCTGAGAAGGTGCGGGAGGTTCCGAGGATAACTTGACATAATGTAAGAACAGACGTGGTCGGAGCGAAGAAAAGAGAGCAAGCATGACAGATGTTCCCGTGAATGATAAGGTTAAGTTGGCCAATCTGCTGGGCAAGGCGTTCGCTAACAACATCGGAGGCAAGCTGGATGGGGAGATGGTGGCCAATGCACTGATGGCACGTCAAGAGTTGCTTAGTTCATTGATTGATCCTAGGCGAGACGTCGCCGAGGAGTGCCACTACCCCAAGACGACAGACATTCAACCGGAGCAGTACAAGGAGCTGTTCGACCGAGACTCCATTGCCAACCGAGTGGTGTCCGTGCTGCCAAAGGAGTGCTGGCAGGTGCAGCCCAGTGTGTTCGAGGCTGAAGACTCTGAGGTCAAGACTCCGTTCGAGGAGGCGTGGGACGCACTGCAACCCACCACTGGGGGCGTCAGCTGGTATAAGTCCGAGGCTGGAGGGAGCGTGTGGGAGTACCTGGAGCGTCTGGACGTGCTGTCACGCATTGGCCACTTCGGAGTGCTGCTGATGGGCTTCGATGATGGCAAGAACCTTCAGGAACCAGTCGATGGGGCGATGGTGACCAACTCATATTGGCCATCAGTACCTGGTGAGAAGTGCAATCAAAGAATGCCTGACTGCTACCTCACCAAGGATGAAGAAGACAATCTTCGCAACTTGCCCAACCTCAACAAGCAGGAGGAGGCAGTGCTGAACCAGCTTGCCAGGCAGCGTGAGATGACGCTGAACTATATGCAGGCCAGACAGGACATACGCGAGAGACCGCAGCAGAATCCAGTGTTCGGCAGCACGACGTCAGACGAGCATGATCCGAATAGTCTGACTGGAGTGCAGGGCACAGACAAACAGTACAGTCAAGAGTTTGGAATGCTGGGTGAAGCTCAGTATAGTCCTGGATTAAGTGGCACCGATCAGCAATATTTTGGGGTGCAATTCGGCCCCAGCGAACAGCCCGTCAAGCATCCGAGCAAAAGACAACTGAAGTTGCTGTTCCTTCGCCCATTCGACGAGTCGTTGGTGCAGATCGTTCGCTATGAGTGGAACATCAGCAACCCTAGGTTTGGCATGCCTGTGATGTACCGCATTACGCTGAACGACCCACGTGAACAGCACAGTGGTATCGGACTCCCGATGGCCACGGTGTTTGTGCATTGGAGCCGAGTTATTCACGTTAATGACGTTCATGCCAACGCTGGCAGTAGCGAGATATTCAGTCCACCTGCGATGCGTCCTGTATTGAACAACCTGCTCAACCTCCAGAAGATCTACGGTGCCAGCCCTGAGGGTTATTGGCAGGCAGCGTTCACTGGTATCTCATTGGAGACGCATCCACAGCTCGGAGGTGACGTGGAAATCGATGATGCGAACGTCCGCAACCAGATCGAGAACTATGTCAACAGCCTTCAGCGATACCTTGCGTTGACGGGCATGAGCGCGCATACACTGGCCCCTACGGTGACAGACCCGACAGCCCATGTGGCGGCGCAGATGGACTCCATCTGTATTCAGCTGGGTATACCTATCCGTGTGTTCAAGGGCAGTGAGCGTGGTGAGCTTGCCTCATCTCAGGATGATGCTAGCTGGAATGATCGGTTGAAGGGTAGGCAGATAGGGTACATCACTCCAAGAATCATTGCGCCGTTTGTGGACCGACTCATCAGTGTCGGCGTATTGCCTGAGCCGAACTACGTAGAGCCAGTAGAGCCAGAGCTGGACGAGTTCGGAGATCCGACGGAGGAAGAAGGTTATGAGAATGAACCCGATATCTTTGACGGAGAAGATACCTCCGATAGTGATGAAGATGTATCGATGGGACAACAAGAAGCAGGTATTGGTGGAAGAAAAAACACGGCCGAACAGGATGAGGGAGGTCAAGAAGAAGACCGAAGCCCAAGGCAATTCGTAAAGAATCAACACTCATCACCAATCCTCAATGACGAAGGTAAACAGATCGGCACCAAGACTGCTACTGGGTACAGCGTAGTATGGCCTGACCTTGACAGCAACACAGACCTTGCCAAGGCGCAGATCGCTTCCACCAAGATTCAGGCAGTGGCAGCTTATGTCTCAGGCAACTGCGAGTCTGTGATACCTCTGAACGACTTCTTCACGAGGATACTTGGTATGACGGACGAGGAGGCTGCACCGTTGGTCAAGGCTGCAGAGGAGCAGCAGGCTTTGATGGAACAAGAGCAATCTGAGCAACAACAGCAGTTCGGCGATCAGTACGGCGGAGAACAACAAGAACAAGGGCAGTTCGGCCAGGACGATCAGCAACAAGAACAAGAATTAAGTGAAGAAGGCAAGAATTCTATTCCACCGCAACTTCAACAGAACGCTTTTTGTGCTACGGGTGAGGGAGGTGGAGTTGATCCTAGTTGCTCTGTAGCAGGTATGGCCACAAGTACTGCTGCGAGTACTCTTAAAGACCTAGGTTATAACGACCTAACGCCAAAGACGCTGGCTCCCCGTATGCAAGAATCTTTGGCGACAGAACTTGCTGCCGCAAAAGATTTGTGCCCTGGATTAGAAAAGCATCTTTCTTCGATTCGGGCGACAAAATTGCCTGGTAGAACCTTGGCTAAGTACACGACAGAATTAGGTTCTAGGGCGATCTATGTAGCTGACGTGGACTCAAAGGCGTATGAAAAGCTAAACAAGACTGCATTGAGAGAACAGAAAAGCGGATACTTATCTTCTGAAGACGGTGTACGAGGATTGCTTGCGCATGAAATTGGGCATGCTATCAACATGGCCCCACATACAATGGTGCGAGACTGGCCCGGAGTTATTGCGGCTAGAACATACCTGCGACAACATCCACCAACTGCAAAAGACCTTTCGGAATATGCAGTAGAACCAGGCCAACATCAGAAAGAGGAGGCGTTCGCTGAGGCATACGCAGCGATGCGCACTGTCAAATCTCCGAACGCATGGCAACAAGGGTTCAACACAGCTATAGCAACTAGGAGGGTCGTAAAGAACAGACGTGCATCACCCATCTTCAACGACGAGGGTAAGCAGCCTTCTGACCAAAGTCAAGTGCCCGAGCAGTTACAACCTGGTGGTGACAATGAGGAAGAGTAAGATCAGGTACATCACTGACGCCCAAGCAGAAGAGATCATCCAATTGTACAAGGGGGGTCTTTCGGCGAAGAAATTAGGCAAACAGTTTCATTGCCGTACTTCACAGATAATCTGGCTGATGAGAAAGCATGGAGTGCCATTGCACAAAGGGGCTGGTGACATCGTCAAGGTTAGCAGGGATGAGGTGGAGAGACTAAAGTTAGAGGTGCAGGCAGGATGGGATGAGAAGACCGAGAGGCTCAGGAGAGTGATAAAACCTTCACATTGGTCAGTTCCGACAGTGACACCAGTGGAGCCGATACAGCCAGAGAGACCCAGCAGGAACTGAACATGCCATCTCTAAGTAAAGTACAAAGGTCTTGGATGCTTGCTGATGAATCTGCTGTGGCAGAGCGTTGGGCTGAGCACATGAAGAAGGGCAAGAAGCTACCTAAGCGTAAGCATCCAGTGACCAACGGTCGTATTGCCAGGCTAGACCCGTCCCGCACGATCACCCTCCGCCGTCAGTTCCAGGCAGACCTGGCGAGACGGTTCACCAAGCTGAGGCAGGAGATATTTCAACTGCTGGTGGATGAGGATGCTTTGGGGTTAAAAGAGCGAAAGCCCTTCACGTTCAATGCTGAAGGTCGCTGGCTGTTTCATACGGCTGACCAGAAGGTGTCCTCGTTCCTGCAGTGGCTTAAACAACGGATTGTACTGCATCTGGTGGGCGAGCACCTAGACGAGAACGCATGGTGGAATCGATACATCGTGGATGGGTTCAGGCGAGGTGCAGCACGTGCGTTTGACGACACACGACCGCAGGTCAGGGAATGGCAGGACAGCCCAGAAGCGAAGCGGCGACTGTCATTCTACAACGGCACTAGGGAAGAGTTCCTACGCAGCAGTTTCAACTGGCCCACTTCTAGAGAGAAGGTCAAGTTGCTGGCCTCTCGCACGTTCACTGACCTGAAGGGAGTGACGGACGGCATGGCAGCACGCATCAGTCATACGCTGGTGGACGGGCTGACCAAAGGAGACAATCCACGAGTAATAGCCAAAGAGTTGGCCAAGAACGTGAACGTGGGGAAGGTCAGGGCACAGACGATTGCTCGTACCGAAGTAATAAGGACACATGCGGAAGGACAGCTCCAAGCGTTCGAGCAGTTAGGGGTGACAGAAGTCGGCGTCATGGCAGAGTGGTCTACCGCTCAGGATGATAGAGTATGCGATGTATGCCAGCCGTTGGACGGCGTGGTGCTGAAGGTGAGCGAGGCGACCGGGCTACTTCCAAGACATCCGAACTGCTTACCTGGGGATAGTCTCATACTGTCCCGTAGTCAAATTGCGGCGACGAGTGAAAGGTGGTACACAGGTGATTTGATCGTCATTCATACTGCCTCCGGTCGTGAACTCTCCTGCACCCCAAATCACCCTGTATTGACGAATCTTGGATGGGTGCCTGCGAACTCCATTGATATAGGCAGTTACATAGTCCGTGACGGCGGGAGTGAGTGGGAATCCGTCAGTGACGACCAAAATGAGAACATCCCAACCAGCATTGAGAATGTATCGTGTGCGTTCAGGAAATCTGGCGAAGTGCTGGCCACCAAAGTGCCACTTACCACCCCAAACTTCCACGGCGATGCCATTGACGGTCAAGTCGCAGTTATATGGGCCAACCGCCGTCTGTTGCTCAGTGACGATACCTCGATCGCGGAGCATAGTCATGAGTTGCAGTTCATAGTGGGAGACGTTAAAAGTGGGATTGGCCTGCCGAGACTTGGCTCGCAGAAGGAGTTCATCCTTACTTCTGGGAACACCGCGAATAGCATCATGAGCGGCCTTAGTCTGTTTAATCCGTCGAATCTCGCTCATCTTGGACCACTTGAGAAGTTCTGCCTCGCCTTGCGTTCGTACATGTATCCCTCCAGTTTCAAGTACGCGACGAACTACTCTTCTGCCGATCTTGAAGCGATTCGCAATTTGCAACTCAGCCTCCCCACTAACGTAGAGTTGAATGATGATTTCATCATGTGGACGTCTTGTAACCTTTCCATTCTTCCAACGCTCGATAATGTAGTCTCCGTCGATTCTCGTAGATATGATGGGCATGTGTATAACCTCCAGACAAAGGAAGGGTGGTATTCAGCTAACGGTATTATAACACATAATTGCAGATGTGCTTGGTTGCCTGCGAACGTAGGCGAGGACGAGAGCAACCAGAAACGTTCTAAGGGTATAATAGGCAAGGTGATAGACAGCAGCTACAAGGCGGAGATGCCCAAGGTGACGAAGCGAACATTGGCAGAGCAGAAGGCCAAGAGCAGCTGGGGTGGGGCTGATAAGACAATAAGCAAGGCAAGACCAACAAGCGTGTTGAAGAGGAGGTGATAAAATATCGTAAACAAAAGGCTTATCGTGCTCGCATGAGGGAGCAGGGTTTGTGCCCTCATTGTGGTACTCTATGTGCTCCATACGCTGAGTGTGAAGAACGAAGGATCTATAAGCGTCAACATCGTATTTCTAAACGGTTACTAACAAACAAGAAGATCTATAAGAAACACAGCACCCATAACAACCAGCCTAGGCCATCACGTAGGAACTTTGTTCAGGTTGCAGGATTGAACTTATCTAGAGATGCTGCTGAAAGACTGATTGAATTACGAAGATCAAAGGGACTACCAGAATTGGAGAAATAGCATGAATGCAAAAGTGCAAGAAAACAATGAGAAAATTCTGAGTTGTTTGCAGGAAGCAGTAAATGCCGAAACGACCTCACGCAATCTGTACTGGGCCAGGAGTGTATTCTGGAGGAGCATTGGACTAGCTAAGCTAGCAGACTACTATCTACAGCAGAGCCAGGAGGATCATGCTCAACGCAGTGCAGACCGCATGGCTTTTCTTGGTAAGCAACCATACATGGAGCCAGTAGTAGTTGATGCTATTACTGAAGATAGCATTGCTGAACAACTTCGAATTGATCTGCAAGTGGAGATCGAGTTGGCCAATAACTACGCTGACTGGATCAAGCTGGCTGGGTCTGAAAGAGACTACGTCACCCACAATACGTGGGAGGCAGTGCTCGCGTCCACGCAAGAACATATTCAGTTTCTACAAGGCGAACTCCGACAGATTGACTTGATCGGAGAGGACAATTACCTCGCGTCATGGAGAGGATGATTATGATGGAAGGCTTCGTATTCTCAGTGGCAGCTATCATCTGCATAGGCTGCGGATTGGTTAGTGCCATAATTGGAGAACCAAGAGGAAAAGGTGGCATAGGATTCCTATTAGGATTTTTGTTTGGGCCGCTCGGGGTGTTGATCATCGCGTTGCTGTGCCCAAGCGTACAACAACCACCGGTGCCAGACCAGTCAATGATCAATAAGAAAGTGTGTTCTAGTTGCGGTAGCAACAATTTCATGCTCGTCTACCAGAACTGGCCATGCCTACCGACAACAATGTGTGCTGTCTGTGGGCAGAAAGGATGACGACTATGGATGCAGTGATATTTGCTTGTCTATTCATCAGCATCATAAGTGCGATACTTGGGGCTGTTCTTGGGGCTGACGATGAATCTAGGGATAGGACTGTGATTGGGCTTATACTTGGATTCTTGTTCGGCCCCTTGGGAGTCTTGATCGTAGCTATCTTACGAATCGGAGACAGAAGATGATTTGTCCAAACTGTGGGAGCCACGCCGTGACTGTCATCTGTCCTAAGTGCAGTCCTCCTACGGTCAAGTGTAATACTTGCGGGTGGAAAGGGCCAAAGCCAAAATGACGATAGAACTAAGCGTCACCCAGCAGAAGATCATCGACTGTCTGTCCGACGGCCTGCCCCACAAGCTCGAGGAGCTTCAGGCGTTGGTGCCGGATGAATTGGCGGGAGATAAGGCTCTGGCCAACCATCTTGCAAAGATCAGGACAAAGATTCGTCCTCAAGGTGAAGACATCATCTGCCAATTCATCTTTCGCCAGCGACAGTATCGGCACGTCCGGCTGCTCCACTCTGCTAACGACGGATGCCGCTGAATACCCTATAGGGTATCGTCTAGACGAATAAGTTTATTCAGTCTAAAATTAGGGTATAATAGAGGCCGCCCTGGGTGAAGTAACTACCCAGGACGGCGGATGGCAGACAGTAGTAGCAATCACTGCCATCAGAAGAAAGATATTATACCTTATCTTCAAACGTCGCTTGCTACCCAACACGCTCTACCAGGCCGGGGAAGTTCCGGCGGGGTCGGGAAGTTACGCTACGGCGTACAAGTGGAAAACGGGCACCGTTGGAATGGCGATAGGATTCGACTGGTACAGGTCTCAGTCCCGAGGCCAGTCTTGCAGGGTGGCATGTCGCTGAGCATTGCGTGCCGACCACCTTCCTATCTGTGTCATACTCGTACTCAATACTTCATACGCTGCGACCCACGACCTGGACGTTTTCCAGGGTGAGCAGGTGCGGAGAAGGATGAGGGGAGGGACCGCCAGAGGGGGTGGTGTATACTTATTTTACCCATTTTATCTATTTTATCTATTTATTTAATACCTATAGGGTATCTTCTTTCGTAACCTGCGTTTACTCGTCCATTCGTGAGGGTTATATTCCCTCGCATGACGAGCAACGCAATCTCACGACTGACCGTCAACTTCTCCGGGAAAGTCCGCCGGGCCACCTGGAACGGCAAGAGCTATCTGGTCGCACCAATGGTGCTCATCAATCCAGGTGTCTTGAACGGATCGAAGGGGCCGCTTCTCTACCCGCCTGACGAGATCGTCAAAAACTACCAACAATGGAACGGTGTTCCAATTGTTGTCTACCACCCGCACCGCTTGGGTCAGCCTGTCTCAGCCACCGAACCTGGCATTCTGGACAGACAGGGCGTGGGTGTAGTCCGCAACGCCACCAGCAACGGCAAGCTCCGAGCGGAAGGGTGGTTTGATGAGATCAAGACGAAGAAGGTCAATCCTGGTGTCTACAATCGCTTGATCAACCATCAGACGATCGAGTTGTCAACAGGACTTTTTACGGACAATGAGGAGTCCTCTGGCACATTCAACGGTCGTCAGTATGTGGCTATTGCCCGTAATTACCGTGCAGATCACTTGGCCGTGCTGCCGGATCAAATTGGCGCATGCAGTGTGAAGGATGGTTGTGGCGTGCTGGTGAATAAAGAAAACAAGGGGAACAAGATGAAACTGCAAGACAAGTTGTCCTTCATCCTGAATGGTAAGAGTTGCGAAGGCATGGAGGATGAGGAGAAGAATTGTGATGCGGTGAAGAACGCAGAAGACGGCAGGGATATTACAGAACTCAAGACTGACAACCTTCGTGAGATTGCTCAAGACGCCGAGGATCACGACATGATCAACGGTACTGCTAAGTCCCCGAATAAGAAGGTTAAGGCAGACAAGGGTGCCGCCGACCAGTCCCAACTTGACGAGGTTGAAGAGGAGAACTGCGACACCGTGCAGAACCTCAGTCAGAAATTGGCATTGCTGGTGGGCAACTTGGATGAACTACCGCAACCTTCGCAACAACCACTTCAGCAGCCGACTGCTGCACAACCCTCACTAGACCCAAACGTATGGTTGCAGAAGCAGATTGCCCTGCTGGTGGCTAAGTTTCAAGAAATGTCTAAACCAACACATAACCAACAAGGAGGCCCAACGATGGCCGACGTGAAGTTGACAGCGAACGAGCGGAAGGCCGTCGTGGACGGTCTGATCGACAACGAGGGGTGCTGCTGGGAGGAAAGCGATCGTGAGACGCTCAACACTCTCAGCGACGTGACCCTCGCCAAACTGACCAAGCAGCAGGAACTGGTGAAGAACGCCAGTATGCCTGATGAACTGGAAGAGGATGACGATGATGATGTCGCCGTGAAGGAGATCCCGACCAAGAAGGGGACAAGCCAAGCCGAAGGTAAGGTCGCCCCGACAGGAGAGCTGAACCCGACTATGAAGAACAATCAAGCAGTGCTCAACGAGCAAGACCGAGCAGATTTATCCTTTGCTCGACGCTACCGTATGGAACAACGACAACGGCACGTGAAGACGATCACATCCAATGCCAACAACAAGTTCACCGAGAAGCAGCTGAACTCGATGGACGACGGTGTGCTGGCCAACATGGCCGCTCTGGCTCAGCAGGAGGTGACAGACAACAGTGGCTTTGACGCCATGAGCCGTCCAAACTTCTTTGGTGCTCAAGGTGCAGCCGTGACCGCCAATGCAGGGGTTGATGAAGAGCCGCTCCGATTGGGGCGTATCGACTTCAAGGAGCTGGCCGCTGCGAACAAAGGTTGAATCGGTCAACGAACAAACAGAACAAACCATTAAATAGGAGATATGAGTCATGCTAGGTAGCCAGATCTTATTGGCCTCTAACCCTCGAGGCATCTTCTTGGAGGGTACGGTCTACGGGACGCCGAGTCCTGGAGTCATCATGGAGCTGTACACCACGGCGGTGGCAGGCGGACGGGACACCTACCGTGTCTACACGCCGGGCACTAATGGTTTGCGTAGACTCCCCGCAGTGTTGCTTGAGCCGTTCCATGGGGCCATCTACAACACGGCCTACGTGAGTGGTGAGCGGTGCCGACTGTATATCCCGGCGATCGGCGAAGAACTGAACCTTCTCACGCTGGACGTTGGAACAGGCACGAGCGAGACGCTGACCAAGACGCAGATATACACGGTGGCGACCGGCAGCGGCAAGCTGATCGTCGGCACCGGTGAGGAGGAGTGGCGTCCGTTCATCCAGCTCGAAGACAGTCTCAGTGTGCTGGCCACGACGGGCAGTCTGGCACACGTGATGTTCATGGGCTGATCGAGACAAGACATTTACTAGAGAACAAAACAAGAAGAGGAGAGATAAACGATGTTCATTGACATGAATGGTGTGGCGGTCGACGACGGGGCTGCCGTGCACAACGGTCGCGGGCAGGGTTCCGTGGGTGAGACGCTCGGTGGCATCCACTATGATCCCGGCTTGATGCAGCCCTATTTCAACCGACGAGGTCAGCGTGCCGTGACGATCAACACTGGTCGCATGGTGCCGAACAAGAACGGGGACGGTTATATCCCTGAGAAGAGGGAGGTGCTCGTGGCCAACCTCATGTCCCAGGGTGTCTACAGCCCTGTGTTCAATGCCATCAGCCTTCGCAAGGAGGAGTGGGTGCAGCTGGACCAGGTAGTATTGCGGGCCGCTCGTCTTCGGCTTCGTGCATGGGCTGACTTGGCTGCTTCTAACAGCTTCGGTGGGTTCAACGCGATGGCCAAGGAGATCCTCGAGCATGAGACGATGAGTGACCCTGGCGAGGCTATTGTGGACATGGACGGCTTGATGGAAGGTCGGACGGATAGTCCGATTTACCGTTTGCAAGGTATCCCGCTGCCGATCACGCACAGCGACTTCTTCTTCAGCTCTCGCAAGCTGGCCCAGAGTCGCAACACCGGCACTCCGCTGGACACCGTCCAGGGCGAGGCCGCCGGTCGGCGTGTCGCAGAGATGATCGAGAAGACGCTCATCGGTACGGTCACTGGATTCCGAGGCAACGAGGGAACCTACGCCAGCGGTTACGGCTACGGCACCGGCGGGGCCGCAGGTGCTGCGGGGACTCGATACAACCAGGTCTATGGGTACACTAACTACCCAGACCGCCTGACGAAGTCCGACATTACGGCACCGACGGAAGCCGGTTGGACGCCAGAGACGACGCAGCAAGAGGTCATCGCCATGCGTCAGCAGCTGGTGGACGGCCGGTTCTATGGCCCCTACATGCTGTACCACAGCACGGACTGGGACACCTACATGGACGGCGATTACTACGTCGCCAAGACCACGGGTGCCGTGGCCCCGACGCAGACCCTGCGTGAGCGACTGAAGAAGATCGACGGCATCCAGGACGTTCGACGTCTCGACTTCTTGCCAGCCAGCACCAACCCGTTTACGCTGGTGATGGTGCAGATGACCCCCGACGTGTGCCAGGCCATCAACGGTCTCGACATCACGACGGTACAGTGGGAGTCGGTCGGCGGAATGCGGTTGAACTTCAAGGTGATGGCTATCCAGGTGCCGCGTCTCCGCAGCGACTACTATGGTCGATGCGGGATTTTGCACGCGACCACGTCTTGATGTACAAAAGAGGTGAGGGGATGAGTTGGCCCTCCTGCTAGGATGATTGCCCTAGCAGGAGGGCAGTGTAAACGCAATCTATTGAGGAGCGAATCATGGGAATGAAGTTCAGAGTCTTACGGGGCAACCACGCAGAAGGTTCTTATCCAGCTGGACACCCTTGGGCTGGTCGATCTATCATCTACGACATCGGTGAGATCGTGGACAGCAATACGAATTTAGCTAGATTCAACAGCAACGGCCCCCTTGGCCCCAAGTTCCAACGTATCTATGACGCCACCCCTGCCACTGACAAAGTGAAACAGGGAGCTGCCGTCGCCAAGAGGATCAGCGACGAGGCATTGGCAGATGACGGGAACGGCCCGCATGGTGCCGCCCCACAGCTCCCCCCCGACGGCCTCGACGGCATGACGCTGGCTGAGCTGAAGAAGCTGGCCAAGGAGGAGGGCATCTCGCTGTCTAGTGGCGTGACCCAAGAAGAGGCAGTCCAGATCATCCGGGGTTCCGCAGTGGAAGCCTAACCCACATAAGGGAGATACCATGTCGCGTACCACGGAGAAGTCTGTCAAGTCCATCCTGGGCAGTCACTATGACGGCACCACCGGACTCCAGCCGTTTATCGACACTGCTGAGGTGTTGGTCACCAGGATAGTGACGGCCGATACGTCTGGTGTGATGACGGAGACGGCGTTGGAGAGGGTGGAGTGCTATCTGGCGGCACACTTCTACGCGCACGCTGACCAGATCACCCAGAGCCGATCTACGGGCAAGGCCAGCGGTCAGTTCCAAGGGCGTACTGACTTAGGTTTCGACAGTACGCTGTACGGCCAAACTGCCAAGCGATTGGACGCCACAGGGCTGCTGGTGAAACTAGATCAACCGCAGCGTCCGAAGGCAACCTGCGCATGGCTCGGTAAAGTGACTGTCGACCAACTAGATGCTAACGAGAGGAGTACGTAAGGTGCCGGCTCCAGAGGTGAGAAATCTGAATGACTACGCTGTTCTGTGGGAGACTTCTTCCACCGACGGTTATGGTAGGTTCAAGTTATCCGCTCCAGTGGAGATACGAGTGCGGTGGGAAGGCACAACTAGTGAATCGACTGATCCTCAGAACACCGTGCAGGCAGTTCCTACTGAAGTATTCGTGGATAGGGAGATACCGATTGACAGCATACTGTGGCACGGCAGACTACGAGACATTCCGACTGCACCGACAAACTTGATGAAAGTAACTGGCAGTGATGCTACGCCAGACATCAAGAATAGATTTACGCAGCGTACTGTGGAGTTAACAAGATATGGCAATTTACTACCCGAGTTAGCATAGTAGTTTTTGTTTGATACTAAACCTAGTTGAAGGAGATTTGTTATGTACGAAAAAGAGTTTACTTCTTTGTCCACTGAGCAGAAAGACATTCTGCGTAAGATCATCGCTGGTGCTTCCAATGAGCGTGATGTCAGCAAGATTGGTGATGGTCAGATTTTGGCGTTCCTTGCCAAATGGCTTCCGTTGCTGCTGCAATTCGCCCCTTTGTTCATGACGAAGGAAGAGGCAGACCGTAAGATCGGTGATGGCACACTGTTGACGGCGTTCTTCGCAGCTTTGAGCAACCCTCAGTTCATGCAGACCATCACGGCATTGATTGCCATGATTCAGGGTATGTTCCCTGCCTCGACCGTCTGACTTTGGCGTGAGAATTAACGACGAACAAGTGGAGGTGAGTGTGATGAATAAAGTGCAAAAGTTCTTGACTATAATGATTATCCTAATACTGGGATCATCTCTTGATTCATACTCACCTCCCATCGCCGTTGCAGGTGATAAGGCGCCTGTAGTCAATCGGACCATTCCACAGACGCTGCTTGACGCCATGCTCAAAGTGGAGCAAGACAAACAAGACTCAGAGGCAGCAAGCAACGCCGTCAGGGTTGCCCAAGAGGCGTTAGATGCTGGCATGAAGCGGAAAGACACTGCTGATGCCGCGATGAAGACCGACCAGGAGGCATTCCTAAAACTGTGGACAGACTTATATGGTCCAGTGGTACCAACACCAACACCAACGCCAATACCCACACCTACTCCGACGCCTACGCCTACCCCAACTCCGACACCACAGCCGACAAAGTTGAGAGTGGCTGTGTTCTATGATACGGGTGAAGCTTGGGTAGCTACCCCAGAGTTGCAGCGGCAGATAATCACTTCGGAGCAGCCTGGAAGTTTTAGGGCTTGGTTGTCGTCTAATTGCTTGGCTGCTGCCGATGGGACGGCGGAGAAGCGTTTCTGGACGACCGATGTGACGGTGAATGATATTGCTGAATCCGCCACACGTTGGAAGCCATTGGTGGAAGCTGCTGGTGGTAAGTCCGGCGTTGTGATCCAGGCTGGCGAGGGTGGCACGATTACCCGGATTGATTTACCCAGTGACACCGCCGCGACGATTGAAGCACTCGACAAGATTGCTAATCCCAAAGCCTTAGTTATTGGTGAGTCAAACTACAAACAATTTCTAGGTTTGCCAGGTCGAAGCACTGGTTACATCCGCGGACCGCCTCACCAAGGCTTCAGTAAGTTTCGTTCGGAATACCAGATCATTCCTAGGTCGCAGTGGAAGACGTTAGTACAGCAGGGCAAAGGCACGTTCCTTGGCGACCTGATGCGTGCTGCCAAGATACCCAGCAAAGATCAGGACGGCCTAAACTATTGTTGGGCTTATGCTTCCACGTCGGCATACGAGGCCATTCGTGCGTTGCAAGGTCAACCGTATGTCAACCTGTCACCAGAATCAGTTGGTGGCCCAATCAAGAATTGGCGCAATAACGGTGGTGACGGCCGGGACGCCTTGGAGCAATTGCAAAAGGTTGGTGCTTGTCGGTCAGACTTTATGGATGATTCGAACAGCCTTCATCCTTCCAGATGGAAAACGGGCTGGCAGGCGGATTGTGCAAACCACAAGATCATAGCTGCCTGGGCAGATATTGACGATGGGGATTTTGATGCAGTATTCACGGCTGCACTTCTGCGGTTGCCTGTAAGCATCGGACTTGATTGGTGGGGCCATCAAGTGCTAATCACTGGCCCAGTCATATTTAATGATGGTAGCTACGGCGTTGAGTTTCGTAACAGTTGGGGCAGTGACTACGGAGACGACGGCTACGCTACCTTGACGGAGCGTAAATCACAACCCAGTGGTTCATTCGCCTGTATTTCAGTTGGAACATCCGATCGTGAGTTAAATGCCAACACTCGCGGAACTGTTGCTGATCTTGTGATGCTTCGCCAGGAGTCAATTCGCAAGATCATGGCACTCGCTTCATCAGTTAGTGGCTCATGCACAACTGAAAACTGCCCGCAATACCAAAACGCCCAATAGGTGGATTATGAATAAGGCTTTGCTGGTTGGAATCAATGATTATTCTGGGGCACCGTTACGTGGTTGCATCAATGATATAACAGACGCCGCTGAGTTGTTGGTGAAACAGAAACTATTTGACGTAGCAGACATTCACCTGCTGACCGACAAGCAGGCTACCACGTTGACCATTGAAGACAGGCTTCGGTGGCTGGTGTCTGGCGCATCAGCGGGCGACAAGCTGTTATTCTGGTTCTCTGGGCATGGGACGCTTCTGCCGCTACGAGATGTCAATGGGGACATGAAGTCAAACGAGTGTGCAATTTGTCCAGTGGACTTTGATTGGTCACCGGAGCACGCCATCACTACATCTGGTTTTTCAGAGATATTTGCAAACATTCCAGAGGGTGTAATCTTCCAGTGGGTCAGTGACTCATGTCATTCTGGAGACTTAGCACGAGAGATGGTTGGTTGTGGCATAGACCAATACAGAGTTTCACGTCAGTATCCCATGCCTGCTGGCATTGCGTGGCGGGTGGAAACCTGGAAGTTATTAGGAAAAGAATCACCAAGCCTATCTAGGGCAATATCTGAGCATCTACATGGTGCATTTCTTAGTGGCTGCCAAGAGAACCAGACAAGTGCAGATGCTTATATTGGTAGGCGATACTGTGGAGCCTTCTCTCACTACTTGCTGGAGAGATTGCGGTTTAGTTGGGGTACTCCATTAGTCGCAGTGCGCGATGAAGTTAATGCAGCTTTGGCTGAGGCGAAGTATGAGCAGGACCCAGAGCTGCATGGTGATCCTCTTCATTTGGCGCATGGATTTTTGCAGGGAGAAATATGATGGAAGATTCAGTAGATAGGCGTCCAATTCCTGAAGCATCTGCTGCCGTTGTAGCAATCTGTGATAAGGCATCTACTGCTATTGACACATTGATGTCTGGTGCAGCCATTGGTATTAAGCTGCTCCCGCAGATTTTACCAAACTGGGAATTGCAGGTTCGGTTAGTTCCGTCAGAATAGATTTTGTGTTTTTTGTTTTTAACCAAGGAGATTTTAGAATGCGATTTGTCATCCTATTGATCGTTTTCTCGCTGGCCCTGCTAGTCAACGTGGCTACGTCTTGCGCCGATGTTGTCGGGGCCGTGACCTACACCGTCGGTTGCCCCAACGGTGCTTGCCCACACGAAGTTGCTCCCGTGGTGCCGCGTGATTTTGACAGGAGTATCGCCCTCGAGCGAAAGACAGAGCGGACGATTGAAGGTGCCGAACCGAAACAGCGTGGCCGGACGCACGCGACAAGGACGTTGCGATCGTTGAAAATCGTTCACCGACACCGTAGCCGATAACCCCATGCATCGTTTCCCCCGTCCGTCGCCCGGCCGAACCTATAAGTCCGAGCCGGGCGGCGGGTTTTCTAGAAAGACTGATCATGATTCAAAGCGTTGTCGTTACAGCCAGCTGCGTGGGATGGGCCTTGTTTAGTCAGATTCCACTATCAGTCTTGCTTGCCCAAGCACCTGCGACTCATGCCACTGGCGGCGAAGAGTTGTTTTGGCGAAGCGTAAATACGTTGGGTGCAATTGGAATCCTCGCATGGTATTTTTATCGAACGCAGACGAAAACGATTCCCGACAAAGACGCGCAGATTACGGCTGAGCGTGAGGCGTCCGACGCCAAATTAAAAACAACGCTCGACGCACACGCTGCAACGGTAACGCAGTTAGTCGCTGAACTCAAACAAGAACGCGAGGAGCGTATGACTATGGTTCAACAGTGTGGTCGAAGCGGGAAAGGCTAACCCATGCAACAGTCTCTCGCCTCAAAACTTACTGAATCTTACGCCGACAAAACGCTGAACGACTGCGAAACGATCGCGGCGGTGTTGAACACGGCTGGCAGAGGTTTAGTAAAAACAAACGAGTAAATTATGGCTAGCGTTATTTTCCGCGACCTGTTTATAAACGATGCAGCGTGGGTGAATCCTCGGCTGGGGTCACATTCCGTTGCAGGCACTCCTGGCGGTTACATAACCACGTATAGCACAGTTGTCGCGTTATCGGTAGCCGGTGGCGCGATGGTTGTTGGTGATACACAAGGTAACTCAGAATTCTTTTTTTGCAATTCGACAAGAACTCCGTATCGTGTTGTGCCCGTTGTCGGGATGTACATAACATGCAAGGCATTGTTGGCAAACAGTTCGGCGGCGTTTAACTTTGGGTGGCGAGACGAAGCCGGAACAGTACAAGGTGAGTTCGTGTGGTCGCATTCGACAGGACATAGCGATGTGGGTATAATCCCGCCGACAGGATCGGGCTTATCTACAGGACTGGGTCGGCAGTATGGTTATCCGCCGTATCCGACCTCTAGCACGGATTGGGGTGGGCCAATTGAATTAAATCTAAAGTTATTTTGTCGCAGCGTTGCCAACGGTGTGGCGGAGATGGAGGCGTGGGTGCAGAGTCCGTATGGCCCAGTGGTAACGGCCATGCCGGGGTCGAACGAATGGATGCAACTTGGCAAATGGCAGTATGTAATTGGCGCACACACTCTCACGCCAATAATTCGCTATTGGGCTTCAACGCCATGGCTTGGCGTGAAGTTTCAGGAGTTGGCATGGGGCATCGCAGACATCGGGGACTGGAATGACCCAGCGTCAGCCCCCGGCATTCGCCGAGTCATATACCACAATACGTTTTCGACGACTGTCAGCAATCGCGTCTACACTACAGCGAGAAAGTTTGATGACCGTGTTTTTGTTTTGAACAATGCTTGCCTGGAAAACGACTATACCGTCGAGGCGCAATGTGCATTATTTTCAACAGCGGACACGAACGTTGCGGGATTCAACGAAGTGCTTCCTGGTGGCACTCGTTTATTTAGCGCGACAAACGTCGGTTATTACATCCCGTCGTGGATAGACGACGGTTCCAACATCATAATCGCAGCGTCCAAATATGCACCCGCGCAAACGATACCCGACACGTTGTCAATAGTCGCCAAAACATCAAGCGATGGCGTGACATTCAGTGACGAGCATACTGTTTATTCGGTTTCCCACAGCACGGAGCCAAGCGGATTTGGCAATTTTTATCTAGATTGCAATCCAGTTAGTTGCTTGTTGCCAAACCCAAATCGGCGAGTGCTTTTAGTCCGGGAAGTGAGTGCCGCTCATCCCAGTGCAATACACCTATTTTGGACCACCAATCCAACCCCAACACAAGCCAGTGATTGGAATAAGTTTACGATTCCATCGCAAGGAGCCGGCGATGTATGCCCATACGTTGTCGCTGACGACACACTGTTAATTCTCGTCAGAAGCACTGGATACGTTGGGTACTTTGTATTAAAGGCGACTGCGGATAGCTGGGAGAAGTTGGAAGCTGGACGCATGGCCGGACTATCTGCACCAACAACTTTCTTTCCGCTTGGTCCTCCCTTTTTGCCAATGGACCACACCTCGACTACTCCGTGGTGCTATCCGTATGAGATCAACGGTAGTTTTTATCTTGGGTTGTCAAATCGCTCCGACGATCGGCGTCGTGGGACATACACCATGTGGAAATCTACCGATGCATGTCGAACTTGGCGGCCCACAAAACTGCTGTACTACGGGCAAACGAAAAATACCTGCCAAGATGCGATTATGGGGTTTTCGCCGCCGTCAGACCTACTGCTGCCTCTTTGTGGTTACGGGTCGCCTACGTTTTTGTGGGTTGCAAAAAATTATTTCGCCGATGACATCATAACTAAGCTAGTCGCAGCACCTAATGTCTCGCTTGGCGTCGATCGCGGAGATGGCACTCTCGGCACATGCGCGGTGCCAGCCTCATTCGACACGCGGTATGGCGTCCCTGTTGGGCAGACTACAGGTGATTTACGGTTACCAAACGGCGGCGTAGATGATGCCGCTCACTGGGCTGACGGCGACGCCGCGTTAGTCGCCTACGGCGCAAAGTTTGGATCAGCCAATTCAATCGACGGAACCGCGATTCTGACCGAGGATGAGGTGGCATCAGCCGTATCCGCAATCGCGGCGAACGTCAACGCCCTCGCCTCCGGCCAAGCATCAATCTTGACGGCTGTCGGCACGCGATTGGCCGCAGCGGATTACACGGCACCGTCAACGGCTGAGGCGATTCGAGAGGAAGTTGAAGGGAGTGAGGTGTTGGCGAAAGAAGCGACGCTTAGCGGCGTAAAGACTCAAACCGACAAGCTGGCCTTTGATGGCGACAATGTGAAATCCACGCCACAAACAGACGTGACGTTGGCCGCAAGCCAGCCGAATTACGCACCGGCGAAGGCAGGCAACGCCATGTCGCTGACGAGTGAAGAGCGAACGACGCTTGCGGGAGTAATTTGGAATACGCTGACAAGTGGACTAACAACAGTTGGAAGCATGGGGAAGTGGATACTGGATAAGTTGGACGTTGTTGTTTCAACACGGGCAACACAAACCAGTGTGGACGCAATCGCTGCTGGAGTTGGTAGTACTGGTACGGGTGCTAGAGTCGTCATTATAACAGTGACAGACGGTAGCAATCCATTGGAAGGTGCTAGAGTTCGGCTCACCAACGGTAGCGAAACTTACGTTGGAACTACTGTCGCAGATGGGAGTATTTCATTTTCTATTGACGACAAAACATGGCAAGTCTCTATCACGAATGGGGGATATTCATTCACCCCCACGATGCTGACAGTGACAGCAGACGTGTCAGTCACTTATGAGATGACTGTTGTGCCCATCCCCGCGAGCGACGCCAACCTGATTACTGGGTACTGGTACTGCTATGATGATGGCGGAGAACCCGAGAGTGGCGTCGTACTGCAGATGAAGTTCATCTGGCATACTGGTTACGGGGCCTCTTATGATTCTAAGGTTCGATCTGAAACGAGCAACTCAATCGGACTAGTGTCATTCACTAACTTAAAGCCAGGTGCAGTCTATCAGGTTCGAAGAGGTGAAGAATCTGATTGGGAAGATGTAACCATTCCATCTACAGCCACAAGCCCTTACGCGATGCCGGACATCGTAGGAGAAGAATAATGCCTACGATACAGAATATCAATAGACTACAAGATAAATTAGCGACATTAGCGGATAAATACCTTAGTAAGGGAACTCCCAGTGTGGTGGTTGGGTATACAGCGAACTACGCCGTCTACGTGCATGAAAGACCTGCTAGACATTCTCCAGGCAAGCAGTCGAAGTTCTTGGAGCAACCCGCTAGAGAGATGGGCGGTGAACTTGGACAGACAGTTGGAAAACTATTGCGCAGTGGTTCTAGTCTGCTAGTCGCGTTGCACACAGCAGGACTCAGCCTTCAACGAGCAAGCCAATTGATAGTACCAGTTGACACTGGAAACTTAAAGGGCGGTGCATTCACAGCAAACGAAGATGACTTGCAAGCGGTGTTAGCAGTCAAAGATGCACAGTTAACAAAGTCTGTTGGCAAACAAAAAGAACAATGGAACAAGAAGACTCCTAAGCAGAAGGCTAACTACAGGAAGAAGAAACAGGCAAGGATGAAGAATTGGAAGAAATCATGAGTAGCATGACCCACTCACCTGCTGATGTAATCCGCTGGCTGTTGGTGTCGCTGTCATTAGGGACAGACCCTGAGAACGGCCTTGCTTGGCCTATACACGTGAGCAGTGAGCCAGATGCCCCTGACGATTTGATAGTGGTTTACGACACAGCCGGGATTACAAATGGAAGGATCCAGCGAAGTGGCGAAACTGTTGAGCACAAGGGAGTCATGGTGCAAGTGAGAGGTACTGACCATCCGACAGCTTGGGCTAAAGCGGAGGCAGTGAATACTGCGTTAGACGAGTCAGTAAGGAACTCTGAAGTAACGATAGGAAGTGAAGTATATGTTGTGTACTCCGTGACAAGGCACAGTGGCCCTATATCACTTGGGCGTGAGCCTAGCACGAATAGATTTTTGTTCAGCATCAACGCCGTAGTCGCACTACGGCAAACAACCTGAGAAGGAGAGTTTCAATGGCCGGAATTGTTAGAAAATTGGGAGACGGGTTCTCTACAACCATCACCCTGACAGGCGCAGGCGTCACATTCTGGGAGAAGACGGTACAACCACCAGGATTGGATGGTGGGGAACCGGTGGATACCACGACGATGCGCAACACCTCAGTTAGGACGAAGGCTCCTCGCCGACTGTATGAGGGGTCTGCTATGACTGTCAAGGCATCCTATGATCCGACTGTTTACAATTCGATCAAGGCTGCGATCAATGCAAACCAAGAGATCGTGACGACGTTCCCAGATGGAGGGACTTTGACGTTTTGGGGATACTTGCAAAAGTTTGCACCTGATGCTCTGGAAGAAGGTAAGCAACCAGAGGCTACCATCACCGTAGTCCCGACGTTTACAAACGCCAGCGGTGTGGAGATAGCTCCAGTCGTCGTCGAAGGCTCAGGGACTGGCTGAACAGGCTGATGTGTAACTTTCAATCTTAACTTTCAGACAGGAGCGAGACGATGAGCGAGATCAGATTCGACGACATCACCCCGATCGAGGAGAAGGTCTTCGTCGGTGGCGAGGAGTACATTCTCCGGGAGACCAGTGGCGAGGCTGCTGTCAAGTACGACAACGCTCGGCTTGACGGATATGAGTACCACGACGGCAAGTTGGTCAAAGTTCACAACCTGGCGAACCTCGACCCACTGCTGGTACACCTGTGCCTATTCACGAAGGACAGCGTGACAAACGTGCCAGAGGAGAAGATACGAAGTTGGCCAGGACGAGTGCAAAAGGTCTTGTGCCAACGGGCTAGAGAGATCAGCGGGATGAACGAGCCAGTCGTTTCCCTAGAGAAGCAGATTGAGGCTCTCCAAAAGCAACTGGCAGAAGCAAAGGAGAGGGAAGGACTCCCAAAAAACTAGCTCAGCGGTACGGCAACTGGCTTTGGATGGCTGACCGTTATCGCTGGGCTGCTCCACTGACGCTGCTGATGCGCTCGATGACGCAGCGGGAGTATGAGGTGAGGATGGCATGGCTCAACAGGGAGGCTGAGCCATTACCATCCGATCTTCCCAAAGAGGAAGTGACAAGGGTGTCTAAGTCCAACTGGTTCGGAGCACTGGGTATCAAGAAAGAATCTTAGCATGGCAAACGAGACAGAAATCGAACGCCTGATAGTACGACTGGTCGGTGATGACAGTAGTTACCGTGCCATGATGTCCAATGCAGCTACCGCTACAGGGGAATTATCCTCTGTGAGTGGTGAGGTTGAGCACGCCCAAGAGCAAGTGCAAGACAGTTTAAATGACACCTCCAACATAATGGACCAAACTTCCTCTAGGACGATGGGTGCGTCTAGGTCGGTTAGGTTCTTGGGCATGGAGGTGGCAAACGCCGGCATGGCCATCTCCACAGTCAATGGCAATATAGGAGGTTTCGTCGTCGGGTTGGGTACTCTAACGTCGTCGGCGGGGGAGGCAATGCACGGGATACATGCGTTTAGCCGTGTTAGTGGGGCAATAGGGGGAGTTTTTGCTGGTATGGTTCCTTACCTACCCGTCATTCTTCCTGCGATTGCTGCGGCGGCTACTGCAACCTATCTGTGGAGGGACCGCACCCAGGCCCAAGAGAAAGCTCAGAAAGAGTTAAACGACGAGATAGTCCGGTTCATAGATTTGCAGAAAAAACTATCCTCCCAGACTGTATCTATCGGGGTTATGTCATTTCCAGGATTAAAAAAGTCTGGCTCAGAAGGGGCGACGGAGGGACTGAATGATCTGATAAAGCAGCAGGAGTCTCTGATCAAAGAGTACGATTCTAAAGTGGCATTAGAAAAAAGACTCAGTGATATTAGATCAAATGCGTCAGAAAAATATGGAAACAAGGCTATCAAAGAAGGGAACACAGGATACGGTAAAGAAGATATTCTTGGCGTAAAAGAATGGTTTTACAAAGAATCAGGGCAATATGATAAATTGAACGCTTTGATTGGGTCCAGAAATGCCCGTCTTAGAGCAGAAGAAGAACTGTTAAAGGCTAAGACCAGTGGAGAAGAAGCTCAAAAAGTATCGAAGGAAGCAGACAGTCTTTCAGACCAATTAAGATCAATTAACAAAAATATCAATGATATAACAACCTCAGTAAATAAAGAAACGTCTGAGATGCTTGCTTCCGTCACTGCTGGCGAAACTTACGCAAAGAAACAAAACGCCATAGCGGACGCACTTCTAAAATTAAACGACGCGGCTAAGAAATCCACGTCTAATTTAGAGGAGGCGAATAAAGCACTGTACTCCTCTAAACAACCACATATTCCTGGGCATGAGTTAGAAGAGTCATTCGCAGCAGGACGTGATCCTAAGTTAGAATCTAAGTCTAAAGAATTAAAGGATGCCAACGATAAGATACAAAGTATCTACGCTGATGCAAGTAAAAACAGACTGACAGAGTTATTTGAGAACAATGAAAAGAGGTTGAGGATTCAGGAGCAATTCACCGCTAAGGAAACGGCGATGGCCCGCTCCAGGTCTGGGTTATTGGGGGCAGAGGCCGCTAGACAAGAAGCCATAGACAGGGCAAGATTGGAGAATGCAAAGAACAAGGCAGAAGCAGAAAAAGGGTTGGCAGTCAGGAAGCCCGAGATAGACTCTGAGGCGGCGGGCAAGAGAGCGTTCGATGACTCAGTAACCAGCCAGATAAGATCTTACAATGAAGAAATAAGAAAGTCTGAGATTGCCCAGAAATACTTCGCTGCAGAACTCAAGGCAGCAGCTACTCCAAGAAATGAAGAGATCAAGTCTGCGATAGAGGCCGCTAGGGCTTACGATCTGTTGTTGTTGAAATATGGTGATCTAACGAATGAGCAAAAGGCCAAGCTCCAATCTGACATCAAAGCAAACGCCGCACAAGCATTGAATCTAAAGTATCTGCAAGATGGTGCAGCAATGCAGGAGAAGTATATGGAGCCGCTAGACAGGATGATTGCAGACCAGGAGCGACTCAGAAAGATTAACGATCTCGGCGGATTCGGCAAAGGGGAGAAGGGCGCTAAAGCATATCAAAAGGCAATGGCGGATGCCTACGCCCAGGCGCATAAGGACTACTCAGCCCAGTTTCTTGGTCAGCAGTTTGATGCAATAGTTGGAGGCACTAACGCAGCGACCAGGGCACTGTATGAGTATAAGGTCGGGATGACCGCGATACCTATTGATAGAATGCATGCCCCAAAACCCCCTGAGTCAAAACTTACTCAGGCTGAAGAAGAAGAGCTCCGTGGAATGAAGGCTTTTGATATTAAACACCCCCCAATTCCTGACAAGATAATATCTCAACAAGAGATAGATAGATACATTGAACTGCGTAATAAAAGGGATGGTAAAGAATCTACATTGCCAGAAAGAAAGCAAGAGAATGCAGGATTGCCTTTCAATAGTGAGATGGCAACTGGAATCAAAGACATGGTGCAGGGCATCCGCGAGCTGGTTGATCTAGGCAAGGACAAGACAGACTCAGTAGAAATATCTTACGCGAACTTATAATCATGGCATCAGTAAAAGGCGGGCCGGTGACGTGGCGGGCAGACCGTGATGATGACGGTTTCCGCACCTACAAGGTGACTTACAGAGTACAAGCTGCTGTGACGGAATCTCCTGCCGCCATTATGATGGCAAGTGGGCTACCCTCTATTGGCGAGACTTTTGTTATCTCTGGGTACAGCGGGACGGACAGCTCGTGCTGGTGTCGACCGGAGATGAGCATCAAGATAGATCAAGAACGAAGTGGTGACCCGGCTGTTTACTACCTAGTGGAGTGTACCTACTCCAACAAGTTCGAGCAGGGTAAGAGCAAGCGGTGCCAACTGACTTCTGTTGATGATCCTTGTGTGGAACCGATGAAGGTCAGCGGTAGTTTTACTAAGGCCCAGTGGGAAGCAAAATACGATCAAAATGGTGCTAAATTGGTCACTTCCGCCAATGAACCTATAACTGGCCCGGCGGTTACTTTTGACTATGCTAGACCAACGGTTCGAATAGAGCAGAACGTTCGATCACTCGGGTTGAGCACTTTCTCGCAGATGGTCAACACGGTGAACGCATCTCCCTTGTGGGGGTGTCCAGCCAGGACGATACGACTAATGAATGCTCCTTGGGAGAGAAAATACTCTGGCTTATGCAATGTATTCTATACTAGGACTTTTGAGTTTGAGGTTGATTACTGCAACAAGGATTCTAATGGCAACGTTATTGGTTGGGACAGGGACATTTATGATAGTGGGAGTTCTTGTCTAGCAGGTATTTGGGATGTGACAGACGCAGCAAACCCAAAGTGGAAAATAACTGGGCCAGTGTATTCTGTGACTCCATCTACTGTGCTAACAATTTCCCAAGGTAGCTTTGGAGTGTACAAAGATCTAGCTGGGAATAATAAACGGGTCGTGCTAGATGGGTATGGCAGACCTGCCAATGCAAAAATATCCTACAAGGCTACACCTGGCGGGTCTTACCAAGACGCCACTGCTGGGCCTGAAGCGCATAAACTATTGCAATTCTACAGAGCAAGCAACTTTCTGCTCTTGGGCATCCCCACGAGCTTTTAGGAGATCAATATGAGCGGAGAGGCAAAGATTCAGATCAGTCTGAACATTGACAAGATCGATGCAACTGGCAACCTAAGTTATCGCAGCTATCCGCTGACGTTCAACGCAGATGTTGATGGAGCACTTGGCCCTACTCCGGGTGCCTTCATCGCCAGTATCTACGGCACGGATGTGGACTTAAGTCAGCTAACAGTCCCAGGCCTGTGTCGACTGAGTAATCAAGATCCGACAAACTATATCAGCTACGGAATCTGTGATCCTGAGACGGACAAGTTCTATCCCCTAGGAGAACTGCTGCCAGGCGAATTCTTCTTGCTGAGGTTGAGTCGAGAACTAGGCCAAGAATATGCTGGCTCAGGTACAGGTACTGGCACGAGTGGAGCCAACACGAATAAGTTGAGATTTGTCTCACACACAGCCCCTTGCGCTGTGCTGGTAGAGGCGTTCGAAGCATAGCGTATAATTAAGCTAAACTTTTCTCTGAATAGGAGCGAACCATGTCAGAGCCTGAGCTACCTTCCACTGAGGGACAACCCCCAGTCGTCACACTGCCAACGAAGAGTCGTATCACGGTGGTGGATAATGTTTATCATCAAGTACCCGATGGACCTCCAAGCACCGTTGGGGGTGACGCCTCCCGATTCTCAAGGGAACTGGACTCCGACGAGCAAGTCTACGAGCGGCATAAGGTGGCCAAGAACGAGTGGGAGCCACTGGACTGTGGTTGGATAGACAAGTGCGGGATGTTAGTCGTCCGCAACGATGAGGGGCACTTTGCCGTCAACCCCACGGAGGAGCAGCGAAAGGAAGTCTATCGACGGATTGTTGAGGTCTCCTTTGACGGCGTCAAATCTCGCATTCAAGTTCCTCCCCAAGAAACATGCCGCTTCTACCCGACAGACGTGAAGAGCATCTTTCTACGATGTCGCGAAGGGAACGCTCGTTACACCCTATGCCTGGTGCCGGAGTAACTGACTATGGCTGATGCATATTTACTCTCCGAAAGCGACCGTTACAAGATCGCCAAGCTCATCGCCGAGTCTAATCCGTCGATAGTACATCATCGACCTGAAGATCCGTTGGGGGAGTCGCCTGAGGTTTACATCGCCAAGGTGCAGGACGACCCGGACACTGGAGACCCTGGCAGTATACCAGGCGTGATACCCAAAGGTGAAGATGATTACGACCATCCTGGATGTGCAATGTGCGACATCTACCAGGTGATGCCAAGCGACTCGGCGGAGGATTGGGACTTGGTGCCGATCAGCGGGTATGCTCACCCTGTCTACAATCTGTCCTCGGATGCCGTCGGCACGGACTGGTTGCTGGTCGTGAAGACCAAGTCTGGTAACTGGGTGGTGGCCAACGAGCCAGGCCCAGCGTTCTACAACTCTGGATCTGAGTTGATACCCGTCTACGCTGTGATGGCAGTCACGGACGTACAGTCTCCCGACGACGTGACGACCAACAAGATACCGAGCGTCGAGAAGCCGAGCAGCACCTTTCATCAAGTGTACCTGATCAACAGCTACACTGAGGTTGATGATAGTAAGACGGGCAGCTATCAGAAGGGCAACATTGTCAAGGTGGTGTATGACGGCGACGCCCCCGAGAACGGCGACGAACTCGGCCCGGTCCCCGATCAGTGGTATGTGAAAGCTGGCTATCCCTCCATCGTCACCTGCCTCGGCATCGTGGATTCCGATAATAAGATCATGCTCGGGAGGTTGCACCCAATAGGTGATGTGTGGTGCGAACTGCAAGAGAAGCTATATGAATGCAGTACCGCAACGGCAAAGGTGTTGATTCCGAATGCCAACGGTAAATTGTGCGAAACCGTCGGGGAAGTGACGATCAACGATTCGCATAACACTGTTGCGGCATCGGTGTTGGCAGAAGATGAAGACAGTGGCGACGGGCTATTTATTGACGCCGGAACGCGAGTCTACGCCCGAATAATAAACGGCGTCAAGGCTAGCGATGCTGGCGGTGACCAATCAACAAGTGAAGAGAGTAAAAAGCCACAACTGGAGGCATTATTTTTTGGGCAGGGCGATTGCTGCCCAAGCAGTTCTTCCAGCCAGTCTAGCTCTTCGAGTCAGTCCAGTTCGTCGAGTCAATCCAGCTCCTCTCGTCCGTCAAGTTCCACCCCAAGCGAATCGTCGAAAAGCCCATCAAACTCGCCGTCGAACAGTCAGCCCTCCACTAGTCAGCCATCCACTAGCCAGCCGTCTAATAGCACGCCATCGAACAGCAGTAAATCGACGGCCATTGTTCCGGCGAGTTGGTCGCCGACTGGCTACACGGCCTTATTCATCGCCGAATGCCCCGAGGTTCGCTTCGATGACATCATGACGGCAACGCTCACGGAATCCAACACAAAACTTCCGATTGATCCGAAGTTTGCCGAGGTGTGCGAACCGGACAGTATTCAAGTGTGCGGCTGCGTGCCGGATGTTCCCATTCTCCTTAGCGCATCCGTAGAAAAAGGAAGCGTTCACGTGCAACTTGTTGGAAAAAAGAGAAAGCAATCGGTGGGTGTGGTGATTCGTTTGACTGGCATCCGCAAGGGCTTCGCTGGTCAACGGTTCCCAGATCGTACACGCAAACAGTTCTTGGCTAACGAGAAATTTATCAAGTCCGCTTACAATAGGTGATTTACATGAGTGATGAAAGCGGTTCGGCTAAATCATGGTCGTCGGTAAGTAGTTCGTCAGCCGTGCCTTGCAATCAGTGTATCCCCGGAACAACACCCAAACATGTCACCGTGAAGCTTTCCAATGTGGTTGGGCTTCCAGACTACAGCGGCACCTACCTATTACACAATGGGCCTTGCGATTGGACATACATTGGTGGCTACGGCCAGGTATGCATTGACGTTGCGTTTGGGACTTTCGGCGTTATAGTACGAGTTCAAATGTGTAGCGGCAATCGGTGCGGAGGATTCGTTACCAAAAACGTAACTGTACCTTTCGACTGTAAAAGCGAAGCGCCGGGCACGTATCGAATAACATGGATTCACGACTCTTATTATTGGTGCCAAGACGGAAGTGTAACAGCGGAAATATCGGTAGCTTAACATGCTCTGCGACTTCAATATCACTGAATGCTCAGACGGTACATTCTTCTATAAATGCAAGCGGGGTGGTTGCAGCGTTGAGGCAACGCTAAAGCAACGTATTCCGGACCTTCGCAGCCAGTGTGATGTAAAGGATACTGAGGAACTAGCAGAGGACAAAGCTACCATTGTCTCCGCCAGGTTAGGAGCGGATTCTCTTGGAATAACTTGGGATGATGCCAAGCACTATGCCGCCGCATTAGCAAAATGGACGCGAGCCGGATTTCCGAAACGTTCTCAAGAAGAGGTTGAGCGTATTGAGTTGATTTGCCGAGCGTGCGAACACTATATCGGAGGCCGCTGCAATCTCTGTGGTTGTCGCGTAAACCTCGGGCCAGCGATCACGAATAAAATCCGCATGGCCACCGAAAACTGCCAAAAAGATAAATGGAATGCGGCAGTTGTTGACGCGGCCCCAAAAGTGTCTCGCGTCGAAAAACGGCGGCGCGCTATGGCGCGAGTGGCCGCACGCCGCCCAATTACTGGTGGTCGATTTGCCAAGATGGCTGGATTTGTTGTTACAACGAGACACGTCGTCACGTCGATGGTTCCTCCGATTCCCGGCAAGATTGACGTAGTGTACCCGTTGAGTGACAAGAGCCGGTGGAGCAACAATGAACTACGCTATTCGCTCCGGTCGCTCGAAAAGAACTTCCCCGACCTCGGCCGCGTGTTCGTTGTCGGCTGCAAGCCAGCCTGGCTAACCGGCGTCGTTCATATCGCAATGGAAGATGTTCATAAGCACAACAAAGACGCCAACCTAATCGACAAGGTGCTGACCGCTTGCCAATCCGGCTTATCCGATCAATTCGTGTTCATGAGCGACGACCAGATTTTTCTAACACCGACACGATTTTCCGACATGAAGCCGCTTCATTACGGCGACTTGAAAACGAAACCGGATTCGTTTTGGGGCGGAGGCTCGTGGAAGAATCGCCTAAAGGCGACACGCGACACACTGGACGCCAATAGCCTTTCGACACTCAACTACGAATCGCATTGTCCGACACCCTATGACCGATTACGATTTGTCGAAGCTGCTGGCCGCTTTCCGTATCGAGACGGCAACGGTTTTACAATCAACACACTAATTTGCAATACCGCAAGCGTGGTTGGAGAGCCTGTTGGAGCAAAGAAGGCAACCTATGAATCGGCTGAAAAAGACGCCGACAAAATACGTCGATCATTCAAGGGGAAGCAATATCTCGGGTACAGCGATGATGGGCTAACGGATGCGTTCAAGAGCGTGCTACAAGAGGCGTTTCCAACGCCGTCACGTTTCGAGTCGGTTGTCTATCCGATAAGCCGTGCGGCTCCAATGTCACTTGATACCGATCTTGTGCGGCGAATCAATCTTGTCGGTTCCGATAATGTGGCAATGTTTGGCGGATGGTACGACGGAGCTTATTTTTTACAGCAAGTTCCCGAGGAAGCGGCCGAATTTATCACGCTTGCCAAACAATATCTTTCACACCCGCGATTGCTGGAAGTTGGTTCCGCCGCTGGAGGGTTTGCGAAACTATTAGACGACGAATTGGTTTGTCGGTCGGTCAGTGTAATTGACAACAACGCTCACCCGCAACACCACTGGCGACCTGCTCGACTTCCGCACGCCGCCGAATATGTGGGCGATGCTGCAAATTCCGCGGACTGGCTGGCGGCACAAAAAACGAAATACGACTTAATTGTCGTAGACACCGATCATGTTTTTGAGCACGAAAAAGAACACGTCAACACTGTCTTGCCATACCTAGAAGATGGCGGTTTGCTTGTTTTCCATGACTCCATTACCTGCAAGTTTGGTGTTGGAAAGCTGGTGACGGAACTGAAAGGTGGCCTTCACCACGAGCTAAGGTTTGTTGCGGAAATTGGAAGCAAGCTCGGTATTGCGGTATTTCAAAAGCATGGCGTCCAGCCCGCTTGCGTCTACACGCCGCCGCCGGCCACACTGCTATTTCACTTTGCTCCGCACCTTGCACGGCCGCAAGTTATCGATTTTCACATTCGGTGCCTTGGCCGATACCTTCACCAATTCAATAAGGTACAAATCAACATTGCAACCGGCAATGGATTTGAGCGACCGGAAATAATCGAAGATCGGCTTCGCCCGTTTATCGCAACGGACAATGTGGAGTTTTTTCACACGCCAAACACTCGCGACGGAGAGGTGACGCCATTTTTCACAAAGCTACTACCATCCGTTGGGTCTGACGAAAATGTATGCTATGGCCATTCAAAGGGCGCAATGCTTTCGGGAATGCCAGGCGGATTGGCTTGGGCTGAGCTAATGTACGCCCACACGATGCAAAACAGCCGATCGGCAGCGGCGATATTGAAAACGCATGACTGCCTTGGATCGTTTCAACGAATCAAGGATCACCGCGGCGCACACTGGCACTACGCGGGAACTTTCTTTTGGTTTCGCAACGTACAAAAATACGTCGGCTATTTGAACCACATCAGCAATCGGTACGCTGTCGAGCAGTGGCTAGGCCGATTCGTTCCGCCGGAGCGTGCGTGGAACAATCACGGCTGGCCATTTTTGCGCGGAGTCGCTCGCAATAAAGGCGGGTTGTTGGATAAATATGCCAGCTTACCGTGGTAACAGCTTGGGCGACTTTTTGACCACCAACTTATTTCCGTAGGAGTCGCGGCATGTTTGATAACTGCCGTGGGACTGGAATCGCGACATCCACTAACGGTGACGGAGCTGCTTACGGCTTTTGGGGATGCCAAAGCTCCACGTTTAATAATTGCATCGGCGATGCAACCGCCAACAGCGTTTCATCCAGGATGGCCTACGCCTACGGTTTCTGCGAATGTCAAGGTTCTATTTTTGATAGATGCACAGGAACTGGCACTGTCAGTTACGGATACGGAGAGGGATTTTCTAGCTGCGACTCTTCCACGTTTGATACATGCACTGGCACTGGCAATGGAACTGTCAATTCCTGTGGTTTCGCCAATTGTTCCTCTGGCTCGTCGTTCCTTAATTGCACTGGAACCCCAAGCGGCTCGCCCTGCGATACCGTTTAACCATGCCAACATTTTCCAACGTAACACCCGAACAGTTTGCAGCCCACGTTGATCGGCTTTGGCAACAGATGTGTGATGGCAAGGTTGCCGACGAGGCCGCGCGGAAAGCCAAGGAAGAAGAGGCGATCAAACCGGCGATACTGAAGCTGGACGAGCAGCCCGGCGGCATGTTGTCGAGATTGCGACCAGCCGCCATGACCCAGAAACTATTATACTGGGCTTCCAGTGGATACCCAGAGCGTGTTGCGACGAACGAAGAGGCGATAGAGGCAATCAAAACAATTGAGTGTGAGCAACGTTCGATCGGTGGATTCTGCCGCAAGTGCGGATGCGGGCAAGACAAGGATAAAAACGTCGCGTGTGCATGGCTTTACCGAATGGCCACTGAGAGTTGCCCTGATGGAAAGTTTGCGGCCGTGAAGCAAAAAACTTAATCATGAACTTTGGTCCAGGCACAGAACTGAAACGACTGTTGCATAACCTGCGAATACAGTCCACACCGACGTGTTTGTGCGACCAGCGAGCAATGATCATGGACGAAGAGGGGTCAAAGTGGTGTAGAGACAACATACCAATCATTATTGAATGGATGAAAGAGGAAGCAGAGAATCGCAAATTGCCATTCATCGCGATGGCTGCGAAGCTGTTGGTGTTGAGGGCGATACGAAACTCAGAGAAGAAGGCGAGGATGATGCGATCATGACGACATGGAGCTATGGAGTGACCACTGTTCCTTCCAGAGTGAGTACCCTGCTGCCTAAGACGTTAAAGTCATTAGCAGAGGCAGGGTTCACCTCGCCAAGACTATTTATAGATGGTCAATGCGATTCTAAGTTACTATCTGACCTGCACTCACCTAGAATCACGCAACGAGACAGCCAAGTTGGGGCGTTCGGCAGTTGGCTGCTGGCAGCGTGGGAATTGTATATTAGAGAACCTCAGGCCCAAATGTACGCGATATTCCAAGATGACCTGGTGATGTGCCGTGGAGTCAAAGAGTATCTGGAGAAGATAGAGTATCCAAAGAAAAGTTACCTGAATCTATTCACTTTTGCGGACAACGAGAGTTTCGTGTGGGGTCAACCCCAGGAATGGTGCAAGTCAGATCAGTTGGGCAAGGGTGGTTTAGCCCTGGTATTCGACCACGAAGCGATAACGACCCTACTACAGCAGTCACATATGGTACACAAGCCCCAGCTACCCAAAGGGTATAAGAATCTTGATGGTGCCGTACAGCACGCTCTGGTGGCGCAGGCAGGATTCACCGAGTACGTCCACAACCCGAGTCTGGTGCAACACACTGGGGAGGTCGGGACGTTGGACAACCCGAAGCACCCCTTGGCGAAGACTTTTCCCGGAGAGCAATTTGATGCAAGGAGTCTACTGTCATGAGCAGTCCCTACGCCGCAGATAAGATCAACTACCACCCGCTGCATCTGTGGGCACTGAGGGAAGGCAAACTAGCTTCTCCGCTACATGTCCAGTTAATACCGACGAACGTCTGCAACCACAGGTGCCACTTCTGCAGCTACCGCCAACCAGGGTACAGCAGCAACGAGACGTTCGACGAACGGCAGTCGATACCGTTCGAGAAGCTGACACAGATAGTGGAGGACTGTGAGCAGATTGGGGTCAGGGCAATACAAATCACCGGAGGAGGTGAGCCGACTTGCCACCCACAGTTCCTGCAATTGTGCGAGACAATACTGGACAGCGGAATAGACCTGGCCGTCGTGACCAATGGGTCACGGTGGACGGAGAGCCACGTGGATTGTCTACGCAGAGCAAAGTGGGTACGATTCTCGGTAGACGCAGGTTGCTCCTCCACGTATGCCTCGATGCGGCAGGTAGAACCGAAGTTGTACGGCAGGACTC